TATTATTAGTATCATCCATTACTACTCTGAAAGCACTTAAACCACTATTTTGTTGTACTTGTTCGAGATAAGGATTCACTATGTTTAAGAATCTATTACGTGTTGCTGCAGTATTCTGTTCGAATACTAAGAATTGTGAAGCACTAGCAATGAATTTTCTAAGTGCAATCAACAATCTACGTACGTTGATTCTATCTAAAGCAGAAGGTTTAGATTGTAGTGTTTTCTGTCCAAACACGACAACACCTTGACTTGGGAAAGATGCTATAGGATTGATTCTACCCTCATATAGTCTATCTCTCTCAGCATGTGTAAGACGTGTCTTGGCTTCAGTCACACCTAATCCGGCTAAGCCTCCTCTGTTGAGTCCTGCTGGAGCAAACCATTCATGTGATACACTATCATTGAATGCTAAGACTCCTGGTAATACCACTGAAGGTGGTACAAATACAGGAACTTGTGTTTTACTATCAACAAGTTTTACCCAAGGATAATAAGTTGCTACATAGTTAGTATCTAAAGCACTAACAGCATCAATGACGGTATTAATACTATCATCAATATCACCTGTATCCATTATGAATAAAGCATCTGCTCTAGCTTCTACTTTTGATATAGCATGATTAGTAACTTGTGAGTGTAATCTATGTAGAACACCTGGTGTTACAAGTAAGTTGATATCAAATTCATCAGGATTACTTACAGCATTGATTGCTCGTTTGTAAGCTAACGTACCACTAGCTTCAGCTGATGATAAGTCAAATCCTTGTGTATTTGTATTTACTATATCAGTACCTAAGAAAGAAGGTGTAGCTGGATTCATACCATCAAATCCAAACTGAAACGGAACAGCAAACTTCTTTTGTTCTATAGCTGAACCTGACAACGTGATTATTTCTGAAGTAGCTGAGTAAGACTCACCTGCTCCGACTAATCTTGAGGCATCATTATTTCCTACAGCATGAGTATTCAAGTTAAAGGCAACGTTATCGTTACCTGCTGAATCACCACCGTTAGGAACAGGAGCTAACATCATTCTGTTTCCATCTTTACTGAAGTCGAATCCAAAGAATATATTTTCATCGTATGTATTACTGTCGTTGAGCTGTTCAGTAACAAATGAAGCTGTAGGGGTTGTTGAACCACTTGCAGTTCCAGTAGCTGCTGTACTCTTGACAACGTTTTTAATTGATTCGAACCCGAAAGGTAACATCGTTTCAGGTAACTTAAATGTAGTGTCTTCTACCATATCAACATAATCACCAACTCTTATGTATAAACTCTTATTATCGTAGTTTCCGAAATAAGTTAGTTTACCATTTGAATCAATAGTGATGTGTCTGTCACCGATTCTCTTAGCAAAGAAATCAGGATTCAATGGGTCAAATGATAATCCGTCAAATTGTTCAAGAATCTCATTATCGTT